ATTAGTGATACCAAATGTTCCTACATTAGATACACCAGGTTCTGGAGATGTTCCACCTCCCTCTGCTGATGGATTTTATAGACCAACACCACTTTGCGAAACAGAGGAGATTGTTGGTGAGGTTTTAGGAGGAACTATTAATACAATCTTACAAGGATTTGATAATGCAATCGGGCCAGTGATTGATGAGATCTCAAATTCTCTTGGTGGAACATCCACTGAAACTGGATCAGAAGATAAGGGAACAATTGATCATGCTATCAATGAGAATAATGTTCTTTCATCTTTATCATCTGGTGATTTAATTTTAAGTTTTTCTCAAACTGTAGCAGATCAAGCAGGATTAGATCCTAATAGTGTTGGAGGTGCAAATCGTTTCTGGGCAGATGGAAATTATGGCCGTGGATTACTTGGATTCATTGGTGCTGCTGGTCAAGACACTCCAGATAATCAACAATTAATCGCAGATGCATTATTATTAATTGATGATAAATCAGATCCAAATGGTATAGCAGCTGGATTAGTTTTAGCATCAAATCTACTAGGAGTTAATGAAAATGTTTTAACAGGAATAGGAAATGCCTTCCAAGCGATTAGAACTGGTAACATTCCTGATTTAATTACTGCTGCGGGTAGTCTTGCATCATATAATCCAAGAATCTTGACTGCCATCGCTGGTAAAGGATCCTCTCTTGCTGGTTTGACACCTAATGGATTAGGTTTAGGTGCACTTGGTGGTATGAATTTTGATATTGCGACTGCATTGACATTTGTTAACTCAATCACTAAGATATTTGATTGTGATCCTGATCCAGAGTGCTCACCTAATGATTCTCATACCATGCAAGGTGGTGGTGGATCTTCAGATAATCCTAGCAATACATCTATTGCAAATTCTGCACAAAACACTGCAAACTCTACTAAATCAGAGAGATCGTATGGAACTGGCATAGAAAAGTTGAGTTCCAGTAAAGAAGGTGTTACAATAAAGAAAGTATTTGCTAAACCGAAATTAAGAACAAAAGATTTAACTAATTTAGTTGGTTATGTTAAAGGTCAACCATATTATGGCCCGTTTCATTCTCATACAAGAGATGATGGAAGTGTTGTTAAGATGGTTGGTATCGCACACACAACATCACCACATGATGTCATATTTGATACAGTTCAAGAGAGTCTAGAATAATGCCAATTACACCAACGTCATTTGATAATATTAAAGTAGGATACATCAGCGAAACTGATGGTTACATTCAAAATGTATCCATTGCTGATGCTAATTCTTACGCACAATTAAACCCAGAGACGGAATTTATTTTTATAGATGGAGATGAGAAAGTTAGATTTTTGACAATTAATGAGGTCAACGCATTAACTCCCAAAAATCTACTTAGATCTGATCCCTGCTTAACTGGTGATCAACCTTGTGGCCCACCAAAACTCAAGTTTTTTGGAGGTGGTGGTGTTGGAGCAAGTGCGAATCCAGTGATAGATGTTAATGGTAATTTAATCGCAGTCGATCTTGTGAGTGGTGGTTTTGGATACACCTCACCACCACAGGTTCAAGTTCTTGATCCCTGTAAAAATGGTAGTGGTGCTGTTCTTCAAACTATTATTGAAAATGGTGTTGTTATTAAAGTTATTATTAAGGATAGTGGTCAAGGATATCTGCCACCACCACAAACAGTTCCACAATATCCTGCTATTATAGAACTTACAGGTGTGACTATTACAAATCCAGGCTTCAACCACAATTGTGGAGTTGATACCATAGAGGTAATACCAAGTAATGGAACAGTTCTCTCATACAGTTGTGATCCTTTTGGAAAGATTAGATCTGTATCTGTTGATAAGGGTGGTAGATTTACAGAGTTACCACAAATCAGAATGAATACCGAAACTGGATTCAATGCGACTTTTGTTCCTGATTTTAGTATTATTCGTGATCCACAACCAGTGGAACCAGTATTAACAGATGTAGTTCAAGTATTTGATCTAGTTGGATTAAATATAAATGGTTACGTTGATGGTAAACCATATTATGGAAACATATACTATGTAAATGGTATCAGATATGCAGGAACTTCTGTTAATTCTGGAACTAACATTGTTGTTTATGATACTCAACTTGCCAGTGTTCAGAAGAGACCTATCGAGGGTGCGATTGCTCCAAGTCAAATAGAGGAGACTGAAACTCAAGAAGATACTATAGAAGCTATAAGTTCTCCAACCAGAGGAAGTTACTCTACCACACCAACAAGTGCTCCATCAACTACTCCAACAACACCATCAACAACTACAACACCAGCAACTGGTGGTGGATATTCGACTCCATCTACACCAGCACCTGCACCATCAACACCATCAACACCAGCACCACCATCATCTAGTCCACCTAGCAGTGGTGGCGGTGGATACGGAGGAGGATACTAATGTCAGAGAAGAAGAATTTTTGGGGCCAAGTATGGAGTGCCATGAATGGTGCTATCACGTTTGGTAAAATAAGCCCAAAAGGTGATGTCACTTCGAGTGTTCATATCCAAGCACTAGATGGTAGACACTTCATGTCTTTCGATGAAGATGGCCCACGAACTGGTTACACTTTATTAAATTCACCAGGTTCAACCTTTATTCATAGTGGTGAGGATTTAGAACAACAGCAAGAAGCAATCATGATTCTTGCAAATAACGGTGACATACATTTAAAAGCAGCGAATGGTAAAATTAAATTAGAGGCACTTGACATTGAGTTAATTGCTAATGGTAATGCTCCACAGGGTGTTATTTGGGCAAACGCATATGAGACCTTGAAACTTGACTCAAAAAATGTTACAATAGATGGAAAGCAGTCTTTAAAAATTATGACATCGGGATTACTAACGATGAGAGGTGGTCTTGGAACTCAAATGTTATCACCACTCATTGAGGGAGTCTCTGCTGCTATGTCTAAATTAAAACTACCAGAACCCGCAGAAGTAAACAAGGAGTAACATGGCATTTGCATTCGACGAAATATTTGCATATGGTGGGCAACTTATTGTTGCTGCTAAAAAGATAGTTCCTAAAGCATTGGGAGTAGGTGAGAATAAAGTAGATCACACTGCATATATTCAAGGTAATACACAGATTGGGAATGATGGTGACTTTTCATCTGCTAATGCGACTCTAATGGTCGGTAGAGAAAGCACTATCGGAACACCTAGTGCAATACGCACAAGAGGTAACGTTGATATTAGAGGTGATGGTGGAACCGCAAATGGTTTAAGAGTATCTGGTGGATCTTCAATCGACACCGTGCATATTGTTGGTGATTTATTTGTAAGTGGATCAATTGATGGTGGTAACAAAGGTAGGCTCGCTTCTAGATTTGGTGCTGCTGATGGTAGACCAAAACCATTTGATATTAAACACCCAAGTAAAGAGGGATATAGATTAAGATATGCTTGTATTGAAGGCCCAGAAGTGGGTGTATATTGTAGAGGAAGAGTTAGAGGTGAGAAGATAATAAAGTTACCTGATTATTGGAAAGATTTGGTAGATGTTGAGAGTATATCAGTTCAATTGCAACCGATAGGTGCTCATCAAGATGTTATTGTGAAGAGATGGGATGAGGAATTTATTTACCTACAAGCACAAGGTGGTATGCCTGTAAATTGTTTCTATCATGTATATGCTGCAAGAAAAGATGTGAATCCATTATATGTTGAGTATGAAGGTGAGAGTTGGAAAGATTATCCTGATCCAAACTTTAATCCAGATACAGCACCAGAGAATCCAAACTATAATGATCCAGAGTATCGTCGTCAGAGAAATACTATAACAATTTGAAGAAATTAATTTATGTTGAGGAGAACTTTATTTCTCCTGATGATTGTCAAAAATTTATTGATTTATCTCTTACAAATAAGGGAAAAGAGATGCCTTATGGTGATGAAACGAGGGGTGGAGATACTTATTTAACAACTGTTGAATGGAAAGATCACACTGCTGTTTATCTTGGTGGTGATGTTGAACCAACCATACCATCATTGGATGATAAGGTTATAACTAATGTAAATGATATATGTAAAAGTTTTGACCCTGATATA